CTGGAAAGAAGGCGCAACGCAGGGCTTCGATATTGTGACGTATACGGGGACGGGGGTTGCGCGGACGGTGGCGCATAACCTTGGTGTTGCTCCGTCAATGATTATCGTCAAGAACAGGAACACGTCCTCATACGGCTGGTTCGTGTGGCACACGGCATTCGGCGCAGCAGGTAATACCGACTACATCAATCTAAATCTGACCGACGCAAAAGGCTCGGGTGGCGCGGTGTCAATGTGGAACAACACCATGCCGACATCGTCTGTGTTCTCACTTGGCACTTATGCTGGCGTGAACGCCAATGGCAACAATTACGTCGCCTACCTATTTGCCGCAGTAGCAGGTTACAGTGCGTTCGGCAGCTACACCGGCAACGGCAGCGCGGATGGTACGTTTGTGTTCTGCGGGTTTAGGCCGAGGTTTATTCTAATAAAAGAATCAACTCCAAATGCTAGGGGCTGGCGTATTTTTGATACTGCTAGAAGTCCATTTAATCAAGCTGGTTTAACTTTGTCACCTAACACCGCCGATGCTGAAGACACTGGTTCAGGTTTGTACAACCAAATGGATATATTGTCGAATGGCTTTAAGCTAAGAGCAGGCACAAACTCTGAACCAACAAATGAAAGCGGAGCAACATACATTTATGCTGCATTTGCAGAAAATCCGCTGAAATTTTCCTTAGCCCGCTGATATGCCGAAGAACAGCCCACGCCCATCGCGCCAAGCCTACCGGAACTACAACGGAGTTCTGGGGAAGGTCGTTGGAATTGCAGACACCAAAGAAAAAAACGGCGCTTTGCAATACGTTGTGAAGTGCGCCGATTGTGGTGAAACGCATCTGCGAAACGCAAAGCATTTGAAGCAAGGAATTAAAGTGCAGGAATGCAGCAAATACAAACCGCCAAATTGGTCTGGACTTGAACGGCAGGACAACATCATTCGCAAGCAGTACGGAATATCGATGCAGGAGTTTACTGATTTACTTTCCACACAAGGCGGCGGCTGCGCCATCTGCCAAAAACCAATGGAAGCGATTAGACGCAGGATGAACATTGACCACTGCCATGACACAAATGAAGTGAGAGGCATCCTTTGTTCTGGTTGCAATACAGGACTAGGACATCTAGGAGACAATATTGCGGGGCTTCAACGGGCAATTGCCTACCTTCAAAATTCACCATTTAAGAACGCACTAGCGAGGTAACCCATGTTCATGCTCAATAACGTACCACTAAATATTGGTAATCCATTTAAAACTGCTGATGGCACACAATACCCGGCAAATTGGTTGCAACTTTCTACTGAGGAAGATCGTATTGCAATTGGTATATCTGAAGTTCCTGATAATGCGGTTTATTATGATGATCGTTTTTATTGGTCACCAGAAATTTCAAAAGATTTAGATCAACTAAAAACACAATGGATTGCACAGGTAAAAGATACTGCTGGCAAAACATTGGCACAAACTGATTGGATAATTATTAGAAAATCAGAGCGCAATATTGCAATTCCAACTAATATAAAAACTTATCGTGCCGCAATTGTGGCTGAGTGTAATCGACTTGAATTGGCGATTGAAGGATGCAATAATATTGAAGAATTTATTGATATTGTTATTACTCAAACTTGGCCTATTTTGGAATAAAAATGGATGAGAACATTGTCATCAAAACGGCTACAACGGCAACGTATGGTGGCTCTGCGACTGCAATAATTTTTGGCCTTACCGCAAATGAATTTGCTGCATTAGGCGGTTTGTTTATTGGCGTGGTCGGTTTAATTATTACTACTTGGTATAAACATCAGCATTTAAAAATTGCCAAAGAAAATTTAAAAGTAAGCAGCAACGAATAAAAAATACACCATAAGACAAAATAAAAATCTAAATCTTATGGTGCATTATGGAACCAATCTCTACGGCAATTATGATTGCCCAAGGCGTTAAACTTGCACTTACCGGCGTAAAAGAAACAGCACAATTAGCCAAAGAAACATTCCATGAATTAGAAGAAATGATTGGTGCTGGTGCATCGTTAATGGATGCAATGCCATCATTCTCAAAATTTTTTTCTCATTCTAGCAAGTATGAAGAAAAACGAATTGAATTAGTTGAGGCGCAACAAAAACAAGATGCAGCGGTTGAAGAAGCAGGAACAAAACCAGCAGAATATATTTCCGATGCTGAGTATGTCTTGGAAATGATGGCGATTGATCGTGAGCAAAAGATGTTTTATGAAAACATAAAGCAATGGCTCATCTATAATTTTTCTGAAGCAGGTTTATGGGATGATTTTAATCGGCGATTAAATAAGCTGCAATCAGATCGGCAAGAAAAAGCAGAAATAAAACGCAAAGCAGAAACAGAAAAACGGCTTGCTGAAAAAATTTTAATAATGAAAAAGCGCAGAGAAAAGCAAAAGTTTTGGGATAACGTGCAAATAATAATCGGCGTAATATTTGGTGCTGTTGCAACGCTTGTCACCGCTTACGGTATTTTGTGGATGTTTAAACAAGGAGGTTATTAATGCTGACAATGCTATCAACATTTCTTTCATTTTTGATGGGCGGCTTGCCAAAAATTTTAGATTTTTTCCAAGATAAATCTGATAAATCGCATGAATTAAAACTTGCACAATTGCAGACTGAGCGTGAATTGCAAATGCTTGAGCGCGGGTATAAAGCGCAAGAGCGTATTGAGGAAATTAAACTAGATGAAATAAAAACTGAAACAACGGCAGCAACACAACAAGCATTGATTCAAGCACAACAGGCTGAAATGGCGGCGATATATGCTCATGACATTGCCATCGGGAAAGGTGCTAGTCAATGGATGATTAATTTGCGCGGTAGTGTTCGCCCGGTTATTACTTACGGATTTTTTTTCCTGCTTTGCGCGATTGACGCAACGCTTGCATATAAAGCATTTGAGGCTGGCGTAAGTTTTACTGATATGGCTGCACAACTTTGGGATGATGAAACGCAAGCATTGTTTGCTGCCATTATTGCATTTCATTTTGGCGGCAGGGCATTCGGAAAATGATTAGCGAAAAAATGCGCGAGATGCTAAAGCATCATGAGGGTGTGCGATATAAACCATACCGATGCCCGGCATTGCTTTGGACTGTGGGCGTTGGTCATGTGCTGTATCCAGAGCAAGGAAAGCTGCCGATGGATCAGCGCATGGGATTTCCGTTGCGCCAAGAAGACAATAGAATATGGACAAAAGATGAAGTTGATGCGCTGCTTGTTTATGATCTTAAACGGTTTGTCAGAGGCGTATCCGTTTATTGTCCTGCTGGTCTTAATCAAGGTCGCATTGACGCACTTGTATCGTTTGCTTTTAATTTAGGCAATGGTACGCTGCAAAGATCAACGCTTAGAATGAAACACAATCGCGGCGATTATATTGGCGCGTCTGAGGAATTTCTGAAATACGTCAAAGCTGGCGGCAAAGTATTGAAAGGTTTGGTAAAAAGGCGCAATGATGAGCGCAATTTTTATTTGCAACCTTAAAGATAATGTTTTGAGGATGATTGCCGCTGCCTTAATCGGCGGCAATATTCTTTGTCTGCCACTGAAAAATCAGGACTAATTTCTGCAACATCACAAGGTATTCTGTCAGGTTTTTGAACAAGCAATGCAATCATGCAAATGGTTGCGACAGAAACAAGCATATAAAAAATCATAACAACGGCTGCTGCTTTCATATTTCCTCCTTATTTAAATCGACGTTCGGCGCATGATTTGCAAACCCAACGTCGATTTTTTTTGCTTTCATAAAGTTTCCAAAACCCACCAACAGAATTTTTTGTCATTGAGCAATTACTGCAATACCTTGTTCCTGCGGGGCTTTCTATTGCTGGCTCAAGATTCTTTAATCCACAATCCGTTTGCATCTAAATACCCTTTTCGATTTTTAATTTCTTCATATGCCGCTTGATAGCAAGCCACAAGTGGCACATCTTCAATTGCAGCAATCATAGTAAGCGTCACCATTACATCACCTAAAGCATCAACAATAGCGTTTTTATCATTCACGGCAATCGCGTCAATCAATTCTTGCACTTCTTCTTGCGTTTTTTTAACTTGGGCTGCGCTGGTACTGTGCTCAATTATTCCGCGAGATTCGCCCCAGCGAACTACGTTTAATTCAATCGAATTAAAACTGCTCATAATTTCCTTTTATTGTTTGGTTGCAAATTCCATTTGACGTTCGGCAGTAATTAAATCCATTCGATCAATTACGTTATACATTTGTTCTAATCTGCCTTGCATAAATCCCATTTCATAACTGGTTATGAACAATGCTTTTGTTGCGGCATCAAATGATGTGTTATTTACCATTGCCTCAAAATCAATTTGTGTCATGATTTATCCTTGTAATTGATACAACCATTTATTCGATTCGCGTTTGCATTTAATATTTAAACCATTGAAACGCAATTCAGTAATGATGCTATTCACGGCGCAAACTTCGGCGCGTTTAATAATGTCCATTGTGCTGTGCCATTTTTTATCTTTCAAAACACGGGCTACTTTTTGCAAGCGAGTTGAGTTTTCCAACAGAGCATAATTCATTGTAATTTTCCTTCACCGCGACGATTTGCATTTAGTGTGCGCCATGCCTCAATAGTTGCTTCGGCGGCTGCGCGTTTCCATTCATAGAAAACGTCCTGTGTAATTGCGGCTTTGAGCGCATCCAAATGGGCAATATATTCTTCGGCTCTGTATGCTTCGCGTTCTTGTGCGGTAACAGGTTTATCCAAATGCATTTGCATCACATTTGCTTTCATGGTCTTGCGATATTCGACCATGTATAAACGGTGGGCTTTTGCTTCGGCGGCTTTTTGGGCTTCGTAACGTAAAAAGTCTAATGCTTTTTGTACGTCATTTTCTGTGACAATTTCTTTCATATTTCCTCACATAGAAAAAGGTGGGCTACTCGCTGCACTGCGGGTCGATAAACCCCTATGGTTAATAAAAAACCGCAGCATCCGCTTTCGCCCGTTGATCGTTAATTGTTAAAGTGGAATATCTTGATCCATATCATTAAGCTGTGGCTTTGCTTTTTTTGTTTCGATTTGTTTTGTGTTTCCCGATTCCGATTTGCTGTTTAACATCTTAAATGATTCAGCAATTATTTCAAATGCTGTTCGTTCAATTCCTTGTTTATCCGTATATTTCTTACTACGAATTTTACCTTCAACGTATATTTGCGATCCTTTTTTTAAATACTGGCAAACAACTTCTGCTGGCTTACCAAAAAACGAAATGCGATGCCATTCTGTTTGCTCTTTTTGTTCGCCTGTGGCTTTGTCTTTCCATTGCTCAGATGTTGCCACCGATATATTGGCGGCTGCATCACCGTTTGATGTATATCGGACTTCAGGGTCTTGTCCCAAATGCCCAACAATAATTGCTTTGTTTACTGATGCCATATTATTTCCTCATTTAATTTCAATGCGTTTCTTGCGTTCCAATGTACAACCATCCACCACCACACCCAATTGCAAATCTTTCTTTAATCGCACTTTGTCTAATACAGGATCAGGCAATGGCGGCTGATTAAAATACTCGCCCGGCACAACTGCGGTGGCATTGACAATCAATGATTCTGGATTGTCGCGTACTGCAATTTTAAAGTGTGGGCATTCAATTTTTGTTATTCCGGTACGCACCATATTTTCAAGCAAGTATTCTTTTATGCGTTCGGTCTTTGCTTCGATTGCCTTGCGTCTGTCTGCCATCTGCTTTTCCGCTGTCTTAATTGCATCTGCGCTGGTTTCCAAATTGCGAATAAACATTGCAACATTGGTTGCCTTGACTTCCAAATCACCAGAGAGGCTTTCAAGCGTATCGGCAAAAGTTTGATCGTCAAGGTCGCGGTCTTGTAGCATTTGCATATCTTGCAAATATTGATCTGCAATTTGATATAAAGCAAGGTTCATGTTTTATCCTTTTTTAGTTGTGGTAATCCAGAATACAAAGGCCAACCATTTACCTGTAATTCATCTTCATATTCAACATCGGATGTGGGTTCATCGGCAAATTGCGCGTCAAACATGGCATCTAACCGGGCTTTTTCTTTGCGCTCAAAATCTTGATCGGTCATTTGTTTTTCTCCAGTTTGACGCATTCCATGTTGCGCCATTCGCACACGGGATTGGGCTTGCACATCAACACAAACCCTTCAATTTCACCATCGCCACCGATAGACTGCACCTCATAACCAAAGTCACCAACCTGAACGACCATCGGCGCATCTGGATTGATTAGATCGTCGCGGAATTCTTCTGATGATTCTTGCCAACGCTGCATGACATCCATCATTGCGTCCAATGTGTGCCGCATAGTTTGTGATTTAAATTCAATCATGATTGCTCCTCGGTCAATGCTGTTTTTTGCTTTTCGTACACTTTTTGGAATGTGCCCATTGCCGCCTGATCGTTGATTGCTTTCGCTGCTGTGTATGCTTTGCCAAATACGTCTTTTAATAAGTCAATATTGACAGCATCCTCAAGTGCCGCAAGATAATCGGCAAATACCTTGTCAGGCAATGCACCAACGGGCTTTGGCGCGGTTACCGGCACAGGTTCGATATTCTGGTTCTCAGTATCGTTATCACCCTCTGTGGGGATCGCAAACGCTTGCATGGCGGCATACTTATACGCTGCCGACATTGCCTTATTGGTTGCCTTGTCCGACATATCCATTGCTTCGCCAAAGGTTCTGACAACGTGGCAACTGCCATCATCCGCAGCTACAAAGTCAAATTCAGCTTCAACGATTACATAAAAGATTGCGCTGCCTTTTGCGGTCTGGCGTTCTTGGCAATCTCTGCGAATCATGCGCGGCAAAATACACAACCCATGTTCGCCCAACAAAGGCGATATTGCGTTGTATACATCATCTATGCCGCGAAATTTATAGGTTTGTGCTTGCCGATCTTTGGCTATGCCAGATTTGGCAAGCGCGATTTGAACAGCGTTAATTGCCTTGTAAACGGACTTGGACATAATTAATTCCTTCACATTGATTTGATTTTGACATTATGGCTTCGATACCGGCAGCGGTTTTATTGCGAAACTCTGCCCACTTACGTTGAAACTTTGGGTCTTCGGTGGGCGGTATCCATCCATTTGCTTTCCATCGAATTGTTATATCGGTGGTGGCTGGTGTGTAAATATACATATCGGATATTTTCATATTCATGGACTTGTCTCCAGATAACAAAGTGCCATAAACAATATCACAGAAATTGCAATCATCACTTTGGGATGACGGGCTAACCAATCGTCTGTTGCAAAAGGATTAAATTTCATTTTGTTTCCTCACTTAAAAAAGGGCTTCGCCATACTGCTCAATTGTCGGTTTAAGCTGGCGCGGTTTGGGTTGCACTACTAATGACCAACCGGGCTGCAAAAATCGCTCTGCTTCGATTCTGAAGGCAAACCGCCGAAACAATTTGCCTTCATCGTCATATACCCAAAAGCGCATTGTTACCAACCAGAGTAATGATCGGATGACAGGCGGCGGTTTGCTGCGTTTTCGGCATCAATCGCAAGATCGGCTTCCATTTGGACAATGCGTTGATTTTCCGTTGCGCGTTCTTCTGAATTGAGGCACGACAGAAAGAAATTGTATGCCGTATCTTCTTCGCCCCAATTAAAGACTTTCAGTGTTTCGCCAAATTCGTTTACTACTACAATTTTCCAATCGTTTGTATATATAACTTGCATGGTTTCCTCACTTAGTAATGCCCGGCTTGCGCCGGGCGAATTGATTATTTAACTTTGCGTGTAGGCCACTGGTTGAACTGCTTGCCCAGTACCGAACAATTTATGATGCAGCTAGTTTTCCAGCGTTCGACTGTGCCATCGGCTTTGGTGATGGTCAGAAGGCTATCGTTCCAAACGCCCGATGAGTAAGTCATAACTGCTTCCACAACATTGCCAACTTTTGCATTCAGTTTTGCAACGTAAGCATCATATTGCTCTGCTGCGTCACGCTTTGCTTCAACAACAAACTTGGCTGCGTATTCGGCATTCCAAACAACGATTGAAGGATCATTAGGGCGGCGGCAAACAGGTGCATCTGGTGCGCGTTGTGTAAGCATTTGAATCATCATGCGGCGGGATTTTGCCAGCACATAATCTTTGCGGTTCATGCTGGATTTTGGTTGTGGAACGGCAATTTCTAAATCCCAACCGGCTTTTTCCAAAATTGCTTTGATGCGATCCAGATGCATTTCTGCACTCTTGGCGGCTGCTTCAATTGAAAAGTCTTTAAGCGGTGCGACTGCGGTTTCGATTGGGTTCATAAGTTGCCTCACAAAGAAAGTTATTAATTAATAAATACAACAACCACATACATATATTGCCCAATACTTGCGCCCAATACAAGCATTAATTGCTTTATTTAATGTTTTTTTTGGGTAATAATCAATTCCCGCTGCATTTTTAATACAAAAAAGGAAACAAATATGCTATTTTTGCCAAGAAAAGACACAAACGGGTATAAAATGTTGCAAATATTGCATAAAAATGGGGCTTTGGGCTTTGATGATTTGCTGAGACATTTATCAAGGGTAAGCGTTTGCCGGAATTATTGGGCAATTGAATCTATTAAATCTCTTTTGAAAAAAAACCTTGTTGAATTCCGGCATGACAAATATTATTTGTTTGCTGAAACAATTGCGCTGCTGGATGATGCATCAGAAATGGAAGAAAAATACCAGCAAACAAATATTGTTTCATCACCGTATCACAACATATTTACGGCAGAATTAAAGAATTACAATTTATTTTCCAACAAAAGAGGATATTAAAATGACGCTCGAAGAATTTTTATCACAACATGGCGCAGCTAAAAAACTGTCAGACAAAACTGGAATTTCCGCACCAGAAATTTCGCGTTTACGTCAAGGCAAAAAGAAAGTGACATTTCAAAATGCTGCGCTGATTGAGTTTGGCACTGATGGCGCAATCAAGATGGAATCGCTGCTAGATGACCAGCATCTGCGTACAGTGGCAGGATTTATCCGTGCCAATGTTTCGCAGTAAGCGATTGCTAGATGCGGCAAGAGGGCAGGAATGTATGGTGCAGATACCCGGCATTTGCACCAACAATCCGGAAACGGTTGTGGCGGCACACAGCAACCAATTGCGGCATGGCAAGGGCGGCGGTTTAAAGGCGCACGATTGTTTTATCGCGTGGGCTTGTTATTCATGCCATGCAGAATTGGATCAGGGCAAGATGCGCTATGAGCAAAAATGCGATTATTGGCAAGCAGGATTTGAGCGAACAATGCTGCAAATGTTTTTGCAAGGTATCGTAAAAGTGGCATAATGTTTGGCAAAGGCTAGGTCATGCAAACCGAAAAGAGGCTTCATTACCCTCCTGCCTTTTGCTTTTCCTCAGTAATGATTACCCGATAATGTAAGGGCATCAATGCATTACTATCAATTTAACATCGGCGATTACGCTAGTCATACCCGGCATTTATCTTTAATTGAAGACGCAATTTATAGGCGATTACTTGACGTATATTATTTACACGAACGTCCGTTGAACGCCGGTATAACGTCCGTGGCACGACAAATCAACGCAAAAGAATATGAAAGCGAAGTCAAGATTATTCTTGAGGAATTTTTCCAATTAACGGAAGAAGGCTGGATAAATTTTCGCGCAGACAAAGAAATTGAGCATTTTCATTCAAAAATCGAACAAGCGTCAAAGGCGGGTAAAGCATCTGCTGAAGCTCGGCTGAACAGACGTTTAACGCCCGTTCTAACGGACGTTCAACTAACCAATAACCATAAACCAATAACCAATAACCATGAACCATTAAACAGTGTAGAACGCACTCGCGCAACGCGATTGCCGCAAGACTGGCAACCAACTGAAGATATGATTCAATTTTGCAAAACGGAAAGACCGGAATTGCAAATCAAAGCGGTTGCTGATAGTTTTCGAGATTATTGGTTATCTGCTGCTGGCGCAAAAGGGCGCAAAGCGGATTGGTTGGCGACATGGCGCAATTGGGTACGTAATCAACGGGCGCAAGCAGGAACATTTAAACCTTATGAAAGCGCAAAAGATAAAAGCAGACGCGAAGCGATGGAAGTTTTAACCGGGAAAGGAAATTCTCATGGATCAATTATCGACATCAACTTATCCTTTGCCGATGGCATGGATTGAAAAATTGTTTGATCGCATGATTTCCCATTATGGGAATAAATTTTTGGATATGTGGCGCGATATTGATTTGCAGGGTGTAAAAGCAACTTGGGCGCATGAATTAGGTAAACTGTCGCGGGATGAAATTGCACGTGGCGCAAATGCGTTATCAGGGCAAGAATGGCCTCCGACGCTGCCGCAATTTATTTCGCTATGCAGGGTCAAAATAAATCCACTTTCTGCATATTATGAAGCTATAAATGGGCTTGCGGCGCGTGATCGAGGCGAAATAGGCGAATGGTCGCATCCGGCAGTGTTTTGGGCATCGGTTAAAGTTGGCGCGTTTGATTTAAAAAATCAACCTTATGCAGCAATTCGGGCGCGATGGGATGCGGCATTTGATGAAGAAATGGCAAAAGGTCAATGGGTTGCAATACCTGAACCGATGGTTGCATTGCCAGCACCAGCATTAGCATCAAAAGAAGTTGCGGAACGATATATTGCGGAAACGCAAGTAATTAAGAATCAAAATTCTCAAGTAGATCATAAACAATGGGCAAAATTAATTATGCAAAGGCATAAAGAAGGCGATAAAACGCTGACGCATATTCAAATCAGTTTTGCAAAGGAAGCATTGTCGAATGCGTTGCATTGAATGCCGCTTTTTAGACTTGCGGAAAGACAAGACTTTATCGCAACATGGTTTTGGGCTTTGCACCATGACGCTTGCGACATTTTATTCATTGGAAAAAGATCACGATTGCTTACACTACATTCGCGCGGAAGATACAAAAATTCAGAAAAGGATAGATTGGTATGACAAAAGATGAAATTAAAGAATTTGAAATTTATTTAATTCAACATAATGCGTTAATTGCTTATATGCAAGTAATGATTGATCGAAGTGATTGGCATGGTGTATCAGATGCGGCAAATGATTTGCGCGTATTGGAAGCAGAACAATTTGGGAAAAATAAAAAATGAAAGTTGCGCGGGTGGATGATAACCAAAAGCAGATCACAAAGTTTTTGCGCGAAAAGGGCGTGACTGTATCAATTACAAGCGCAACCGGGCGCGGTTTTCCTGATCTGGTTTGCGGGTACAAAAACAAGAATATATTGCTTGAAATTAAAGATGGCAAGAAGCCACTATCAGCACAGGCACTTACACCAGAGCAAAGAATATGGCATTATGAGTGGAAGGGGCAAATCGCTGTGGTCAATACGCCTGAAATGGCATGGGCAGAGATTGAAAAGCAAACAAAGGATTAGCAATGATTTACAACCCATCAATCACGCAATATGAGCGCACCGAAGCATTTGAATTGCAGGTAGCGCGGGGCATGATTACTGGTCATAGATCATTATTTAAATATGGCAACAATCCAGATGTAAATGGCAGTATTGATACTGTGTGGTCAAATAGCAGTTTGTATGTGTATCCAACAACAGCAATACCGATGAAAGTATCTAGCACAAGCGCAAACGATACTTTGGCAGGTACAGGCGCAAGAACTATATTGGTGTCGGGACTTGACGCAAATTATAATGAAATAAATGAAATTGTTTCTTTGAATGGTCAAACGTCCGTATTAACAACTGCATTATTTATTCGAGTATTTCGGGCTTATGTTGTGACTGCTGGATCGTCAAACACAGCAGAAGGAATTATTTATATTGGCGATGGCACAGTAACGGCAGGTATACCGGCAACAATTTACGCTGAAATACCGTTAGGCGAAAATCAAACGCTTATGGCAATTTGGACTGTTCCTGCTAATTACACGTTTTATTTGTATCGAGGAACTTTCAGCGCGGCATCGAGCAATGCTGCTCATTATATTCTTGGCAAGTTTATGGTTAGGCAATATGGCAGCGTATTTAGAAATTCTGCTGATGTGACTGCAAACAGCAACGTCATTCCATATGATTTTGAAATACCTTTAGCAATTCCAGAAAAATCAGATATTGAAGCGCGAGCAATTGCATTAGCTGGTACAAATTTTTATGTTACGGCTTCATTTGAAGGCGTTTATATTAAAAACATTTAAGGCAAAGTATGGTTACTTTTTCAATTAAAAACGGCATGGCGGTCAAGGGCGAAGACAACGGCGATGAAACGCTGGTTGAATTGGTCATGGACTTGCTGCATTCGGCAATTATTACGCACATCATGCATTGGCAAACAGAATCGTATGCTGCTCACGTTGCGTTAGGCGAGTTTTATAACGAAATGCCAGAATTGGTTGATGCGGTGGTAGAAGCGTATCAGGGCAAGAACAATGTAATACTTGCAAAGTTTCCAAATGAAATGGAATCGTATGAAGATATGCAACCGCTTGCGTATATGGAATATTTAAATGAAGAACTAACAGAAGGTCGCGCATTGTTTGGCGAGGATGCAGAAATACAAAATTTGGTTGATGCGATTGCTGATTTGATCGACACAACAATGTACAAACTTAGGCGTTTTAAATAAGGAATTATCATGAGCAAACAACTTGATGCAGCAATTGACCATTTGACCAGCACCTATCAATCATTGGCACAGGCTGCTGCTGGTTATCTGGAGACGCTAGATGCTAAAGAAATTAATGCCCGGCTTGCTAAAGCGAAACCAGATACCGCTGAATATGTCGCACTTCAACATTTATCAGCACTAATGCAGACACCGATCATTGAACCGGCTACACCTATTGTGCAAGAATCAGCAGAGTAATCATGTACGTTACCCAATGGTTCAACCCGGGTGATAGGCCAAAGCATATAGGCGTATACCAGAGGCTATACCCAATATATCTAAAAGATGTGTTTGAGTATTGCTATTGGGATGGTAAGCAATGGTATGCCAATAAGTATCCCGATGCTAAATATGTATCGTGCTATCAGAACTTGAAGTGGCGCGGGATTGCTAAGTAATGCCTACTGCGCCACTAAATACTGAATGCAAGGAATACCGCTGCCGCAATTCTAAGACGCAACGGTCAGCGTATTGCACAGAGCATGGCGGCGGCATAACCGAAACAGGTAAGGCAAATGCCAAGCTGTACAACCAACAGGCATGGGACAAAATACGCACCCGGCAACTGAGCAAGCAACCGCTATGCGCTCGATGCCAGCACGATGGCAAGATAACGGCAGCGTCAACCGTTGACCATGTATTTCCGCACAGGCGTGATACGGCTAGGTTTCGCGTCAACTTGTTCCAGTCGCTTTGCACAGGCTGCCACACTATCAAAGGGCAGGATGAACGCAAAGGGCAATACAACTATTACACAGCGCATGGCATTACCCAATACACTGATGACGATTATGTCAGGCTATCAGGCATTATGTATTGATAGGGTATAGGGTAAAACTATTGCATTACGTTATTGTTTTGGCATTGTAAATAATATTTTATGAAACCTGTGGATAACCTGTGCAAATGTGGCAGCCCCTGGACATCTCAGGGCAAC